TGTAGTACGTGTTATCCGAGGTGAAGAACCTGAGTGGTACGAAGATGCTATTAATGCTAACCGTGGAGAAAACGGTAATTTCTCATGGGCTACTAGTCGTAGTAGGCTTGAAAAACTAGGCATTCACGCTAGCGAAACAGCGTGGGTTGGAACTAAGTTTGATGCTATCCTAGACAACAACGGCAGTATTGATGATCTGTATGCAAAAATTAGAGATCTGGTATCAGATCCCCTTGACGCCAACGAACGCCCTCTTTATGCAGGACTCGTTGGCAATTAGCACATATTGTTTTAAGGTTGTTATGGCGGCAATTGTTTAAGTCGCCATCTACATGAAACACATTAAACACTTCTCGGTGATTGCTTTTAAACCCGCACTTATCGCAAGTGTTTTTTATTTTATAGCCAGCACTTTGCCACCGAGGTGCAGTTATACCTCGTAGACAGTACCCACAACGTTTTCTATAAAACGCTTTTCCTTCCTTGTAGTAATTGATTGCTACAGGATGTCTTCCGCATAAACAAAGTGGCCTCATACGAATATTTAAGCCTTTTTAGGACCTTTTTCACGGTAGATATACCTGTCAAAAAGCCAAAATACACTAAATACAATTAGAAATCGTATTCATGGAGATCATAAATGGCTCAACTTAATTCACCGGGCGTAAGCGTAACAGTTATCGATGAAAGTTTTTATACATCGGCTGCACCTGGAACCACACCTTTAATTATTGTAACGTCTGAACAAGACAAATCAAATGGTGCATCAACAGGTACTGCTGTTGGTACTACTGCTATAAACGCAGGCAAAGTCTATCTAATGACTAGCCAAAAAGAGTTAGCAGATACATTTGGCACACCAATTTTTAAAACTGACGCAAACAATAATCCAATTCATGCTGGAGAACAAAACGAGTATGGTCTTCAAGCAGCATATAGTTATTTAGGCGTAAGCAACCGTGCTTATATTGTAAGAGCGGATGTTGACCTTGGTCAACTAGATCCTAGTGCAGAAGCACCTTCAGGTGATCCTGAAGATGGTACTTTATGGTTTGACACAAGAAGTACAAATTTTGGTATTTTTCAATGGAACAGCTCAGAAGCAACAGTTACTGGCGGGCAGACCTTTAGTAATAAAGTTCCTTTGGTAATTACAGCATCTAGCGACATTGATGCAGGCGCTCCTAAGACTAGTATTGGAGCAGTTGGAGATTATGCACTTGTTTTACAAGATGCTGTCTACACCCTATTCTTTAAGAAAGGCAACACAGGCGGATCAGGACCTGCAACAGGAGCGTGGGTGGCAGTTGGAAGTTCTAACTGGATTAGAAGTTGGCCAGCAGCTCAAAGTTTAGCAACTCCTGCGGCACTATTGGTTGGTGATACCCTTTCTATTACTGTAGACGGTAATACAAATAATTACACAGGACATACAACATTAAGTTCTCTAGTAACTGACATCAATACAACGAACGAAGGTATTGGCGATGAGACCGATGCTCGCGGCATTTCTGCGGCAGTAATTAATGGTCGATTAGAATTGTACACAACTGGAGAAAACTTCAGTGTTAGCGGTACTGCTGTTGCAAAACTAAGACTAGTATCAGATGGTAGCGGTTCATGGGCAAGCTCAGGAACATTTATTGCACCTACTCTTAAAACAAGCCCGCACTACACAGTTCCTACATTTAAACGTTCAGACAACAATTCGTCTGTTCAAGGATACCCAACTGGGTCTCTATGGGTTAAAACAACAGATCCTAATTTAGGTGCTCGTTGGAGAGTTAAAGTTTATAACGAAGCTATTAATAGTTGGGTTGATAAAACAGCACCGTTGTTTAGTTCAAATGCAGAAGCACTTAAAGGGCTAGACTCAGCAGGTGGCGGTATTAACTTAACACAAAGCGCACTATTTGTAAAAACAAACGTAGACGAATCAGTAAACGGCCAAGGCAATGTTGTTAACGCAAATTTCAAAATTTACGCTCGTAAGGTATCAGGCGCAACTGAAATTTCTTCAACTTCTTCTTTCACTGGATTTACAGCTGGTAGCAATGAGTTTACAATTCAGGAAACAGTTAAAGGAAAAGCAACACTTTCAGACGCTCTTACTGTTGAATTTACAGCATTAGGCGGTTCATCAAATGCCGCAGCTGATATTGACACATTTATTGCTGCACTAACAGCTAAATTAAGCGATGCTACTTGGGCAACATCTCCAATTAGTTCAAGAGTAACTGTTTCTAAAACAACTACTGGAACAGTTTTAATTCGTCATAACGATGGCGGAGATATTGTATTTGATGAATCAACAGCAACTCCGTTAACAGATCTTTTCACTCCATATACTGTAGATGTAAACGGTGTTGGACAAGGTACTGTTAATTTTTATGACAACAGCACTGGAAGCGGATATGTTGCATCTCTTTGGAGCCCATACCCAGCAATTTCTACCAGTTCAGACGCACCAACTACAGAAGCACCAGATGGACAATTATGGTACAACTCTATGGTTGATGAAGTTGATGTGTTAGTTCACAACGGCGAAACATGGGTAGGTTATCAATACAACGGTACTGGAATTTCTGCAATTACTTCTCCATATTATACAGCGGTAGAAGATGACAAAACTGATCCAAAAGGCCCAATCATAAGTGCCACAAAACCAAAGACACAAACAGATGGTACTTCATTAGTATCTGGAGATTTGTGGGTTGACACCAGCGATTTGGAAAATTATCCTTCGCTTTACAAATACAATAAAGATTTAGGAAAATGGGTTGCAGTAGATACAGGCGACCAAACAACTGAAGAAGGAATTCTATTTGCAGACGCTCGTTGGGCTACATCAGGAGAATCTGCTGATTCTTCAACAGTAATAGAACTGTTAGTTAGCGACTTTGTAGACTTCGATGCACCAGACCCTGCATTGTACCCACGTGGTATGTTGTTATGGAATTTACGTCGTTCAGGATTTAATGTTAAGAAATTTGTACACGATTACATTGATGTTACTGCTGATAACGTAAGACAAGACGGCGCTAGCATGGCAAATTATTATGCTAATCGTTGGGTTACTGAGTCTGGCAATCAAGCTAGCGGAGCAGGAACATTTGGCCGTAAAGCACAACGTAAAGTGATTGTTCAATCATTGCAAGCTCTTGTAAACAGCAATCAACAAATTAGAGATGAAGAAAGCCGTATATTTAATTTAATCGCTTGCCCAGGATATCCTGAATTAATTAGTGAAATGACAGCACTTAATTACGACAGAGGATTAACTGCGTTTGTTGTAGGAGATACTCCAGCAAGATTAACACCAGATGCAACTAGCCTCAATAATTGGGGCAAGAACGTTGCAGGTGCATTTGAAGACAATGACGACGGTTTAGTTACTTCAGACGAATATCTAGGAATTTTCTATCCATGGGGCTTTACTAGCGACAACATTGGTAATAACATTGTTGTTCCTCCAAGTAACATGATTTTACGTACTATTGCATTAAATGACCAAGTTAGTTATCCATGGTTTGCACCAGCAGGTACACGTCGCGGCGGCATTACTAATGCAACAGCAGTTGGTTACATTACCAGCGAAGGCGAATTCCAATCTGTATCATTAAATACTGGACAACGAGACACTCTTGCTGATAGTAAAATTAATCCAATTACATTTATCACAGGAACTGGACTTGTTAACTACGGGCAATATACTCGTGCTAGAAACGCCAGTGCATTGGATCGTATCAATGTAGCTCGTCTAGTAGTTTACCTACGTCGTCAGTTTGCACTATTGGCCAAACCATATGTATTTGAACCAAACGACAAAGTAACAAGAGATGAATTAAAAGGTGCTGTAGAAAGCCTACTTTTAGAATTAGTAGGACAACGTGCTCTATATGACTACATTGTAGTTTGTGATACAAGTAATAATACCCCAGCACGTATTGACAGAAACGAACTATATCTAGACGTTGCGATTGAACCAGTTAAGGCAGTGGAATTTATCTATATTCCACTACGCTTGAAGAACACTGGCGAAATCAAGGGCCTAGCATAATAATAACGGAGCATACAAAATGGCAATCGCAAGTTTATCAAAATTTACAGTACCTTTAGCAACTGATCAATCAGCTAGTGCTCAAGGTATGTTGATGCCGAAGTTAAAATATCGCTTTAGAGTGATGTTTGAAAACTTTGGAGTTTCAACACCAACTACAGAACTAACAAAACAAGTTCAAGATGCAGCTCGTCCAAGTGTTACTTTTGAAAACCAGAAAATTATGGTTTATAACTCAACTATTAACTACGCAGGCCGTCCAACATGGAATGAACTTATAGTTAAACTTCGTGACGATGTAACTGGTCAAGTTTCGAAACTTGTTGGTGAGCAAATGCAAAAGCAATTTGACTTCTTTGAACAAAGTAGCGCAGCTTCAGGCGGCGACTACAAGTTCTTAATGCGTGTTGAAATGCTAGACGGCGGCAACGGAGCACAAACACCTAACGTTCTTGAAACATGGGAGTGCTATGGTTGTTATGTCAAAGCTGCAAACTATAACCAAATTGGTTACGGTACTCAGGATATGTTAACCATTGATTTAACAATTCAACCAGATAACTGTATTCAAACATCAGGTGGAGCAAGTGCTCCTACTTCAAGACGTATTGGTACAGCAGCAACAGCAGCTGGAGCAAGATAATAAAACTGGCCTACTTAGTAGGCCTTTTTTATAGGTAACCATTAACTACTCAGTTAATAACCATAGATAAATATTTGTATGGCATTCACACCTAATAATTTTTTATATTCTCCAAGCAACGTCACGTTGAAAGACTATCAACATGCGGCACGTATTTTTGTTGACGATCAATTTAGACTAGCTCCAAAACTTAAATTTTTATTTCATGTTGCCTTTAGCATTAATCCTGCGGCTTTACGCAACATAGATCTAGTTGAAAAATATAGAAACGAAATTAATGTATTAGTAAAAGCAGTTGATCTTCCTCAGTTTAAAGTTAGTACTGACACACTGAATCAGTACAACAGAAAAAAAGTCATTCAAACAACACACAAATACGAATCAATAAATGTTACGTTTCACGACGACAACATGGGTTTAATTAATCAGTTATGGCAAAATTACTATAGTTACTATTATGCAGACACTAATAGTGCTAGTACCCCAGGCGCTTATAGAAGGAATGCAACTCGGAACTCAAATTTTATAACAACGCCTTATGGTCTAGACAATGGCAGTACAACACCATTTTTTAACTATATTACAATTTATCAAATGGCTCGTCACGAATATGTTAGTTATACGTTAGTTAATCCGTTGATTAATTCATTTAACCACAACAAACTAGATTCAGCACAACCCGGCATTCATGATTTTACTATGGGAATTGCATTTGAATCGGTAGCCTATTCGTATGGTGAAGTGACAACAGGCGATCCAGATGGATTTGGCTTTCAACATTACGATCAAATTCCAAGCTCTTTACAAGCTGGAGATACTCCATCGCAAGCACCTTCTAGTTTCAACAGTGGTAGTTTAGATGGAACACAAGTATTAGATACTGTTTCTCAACAGATTAACACATATCAAAACACCAAAGAAAATCAAAATTCAGGAGCAGTAACATCTGCTTCAACACCTCAAACTAGTACAAGCACTAGCGGGTTACAAGGATTCAATTTTCCCTCAGCTACAGTAAGTAATCCTCAAGCAGTGGTTGCTTCTCAGTCATCAATAGGACGATAACATGGCAACAAATTTACCAGCCGAACAAAGCACAACTGTGGATGTAAGACAATTCTTTGATAAGTTTTATACAAATCAAATTACATTTCCTAGCAATCAAATTGATGCCGTAGTTGGTTTCTTTGAGAAACACGGATTTGATGTTGAGAGTGCTAGAAGTACTAGTATTGTTTTACTCAATCAGGCCCGTGAAGATAATGTAAACGTGTTTCAACTGATTGATACTCTTAAAACTTTATCAGATGTACAGTTAAGTCAGGTAGTGGCTCAAGTATTAAACACTTACAGAGAAAAAATAAGTGTCTTAGGATATCGCATTGCGTCTATTGAAGACGAATACGAAAGTAGAAACATTCTAGTATAATGGCCAAATTTGCACGTGGAAAATTCAATATGAAACACCCAGAAAAATATGTAGGGAATAAAAGTCCTACATATAGAAGTTCATGGGAGCATAGTTTTATGAATTTTTGCGATGTAAATGAAAATGTACACAAGTGGGCCAGTGAAGCTATTCAAATTCCCTATAGAGATCCGTTAACAGGCCGTCAAACGGTATATGTACCCGATTTCTTCATCCAATATATTGATAAGTTTAACAAAACACACATCGAGCTGATTGAGATTAAACCGGCCAGTCAAACTATTTTAGAGCGTGTTGGAAAAAACAAATACAATCAAGCACAGTTTGTAAAAAATCAAGCTAAATGGGCCGCGGCTAATATATGGTGTAGACAACAAGGTATAAAATTCCGCATCATTAACGAAAATGACATGTTTCATCAAGCATAAGTAAAGTATGACCAAAAAACTTGAAGAATTACTAAATCTCCCTGACAGTAAAAAAATAATCAAGGACGAGGAAAAACAACAGGCTAAGATAGAAATAGCCAAAACTCAGCCTTTGCTTAGAGATGTGTCAGAATTTGATAAAATTGCGGCTGCATTGCCTCAAGTAAAGGGACTGGGTGATGTCAGTGACAGTGAATTCGATGCACTAGCCCAACGTGCTACAGATGCCTACGATGATTTGATGGACCTAGGTATGAATGTAGAAGCCCGTTATAGCGGCCGTATTTTTGAAGTTGCGGGCACAATGCTAAAAAATGCTATTGACGCAAAAGCTGCCAAAATTGACAAAAAACTTAAAATGATTGAGTTGCAACTTAAAAAACAGAAACTGGATCAAGATGCTGCCGGCGGCGAGGATCACGGTATCAACCTAAACGGCGACGGCGTTATCATAACGGATCGCAACAGCCTCATCGAAAAACTTAAAAATATGAATAAATAACATATCAGGATTACAATATGAGATCATTTACAGAATACCTAATGGAAGGCAAGAAAGTTTACGAATTTAAGGTAAAACTTGCCGGTGACTACAAAAACGCTGCAGATGCTATTAAACTAGCACTAGCACCTTATAAAGTAGAAAGTTGTTCAGCGGGCAAACGTTTGCCCATAGCAGAAACCCACAGCGATTTCCCCAATCACAAAAATGTAAATGTTACAATTTTTGATGTTTGTACAGCTTATCCAACAAACAGCGCAACAGTACGTGCTGCTATTGCTGATAAATGTCGTTGCACATTAGAGAGTGTTAAAGTGCGTACACCAATGGAAGAAGCTGAGATTGCTCTTAATCATGCCAATGATGAAAAAAGCGGAGAAGCGTTGTTAGGTAAAGACTATGATGCAACTTCAGAAGGCCAAAAACTAGTTGGTGAAAAACAAAAAATGAGTTTGTTAAAACAATTAACAAAAGACAAAAAAACGCTTGAGCAATATACAGGTGTTAACGATTCTATCTTAGCTAAGAGCGCACCTACAAGCGAATCAGCTGCTTCAGATAGCAGTAAAATTAATTCAAAGAGCCCGGTTGGCAGTACGAAAGTTAAAAAGCCAACAGCCAAAACTGTTGGAGTAAAATAATGAACTTTCAAGACTTATTATCAAAATTAAAAACCTTAGACGAATCGGGTCAAGGTGTTATGGCGCCACCAAGCGAGCCAGAGTTACCTGAATGCGGTGACATGGATGGCGAGCCTAACAAAATGGCCGGCGGTGATTTATTAACTGGTGAATGCGGTACTAGCATGATGCCTATGAGCGCACCTAAACAAAGCGATTCAGTAACTATGAACGTTAGCATGAACGGCAGCGGTTCTGGCGGTATCAAAGACCTATTAGACATTCTGAGAAACATTGAAAAAAGTGGCGGAGATATGCCTGCTGGACACGATGATGACGATGTATTATTTGGCATTGGAAAAGAAGGATTTGACGATGCAACTACTGTGCCCGATCCGCAAGTAGCAGGTATGGGTGCAGTAATACCCACAGGCGATGATATGTTTAGCAAAGGTAAAGAAGCGCCTAAAGTAAACGGTGGTGGCAATCCAATGCGCGAAGCCTTAATTGCCAGATTATCAGAAAAATATCAAACAATTAAAGGAAACTAATATGTCTTCACTAGCAGAACAAATTAAAGAACTGCAACTTAAATTGCAGGCAATACAAGAAGCAGAGGTAGCTGCGTTTCAACCCACTGGTAGCGATGCAGTAGGGTCAATTGCCAGTACCGATGCGCCGCCCGCACCTGCACCAGTGCCCCAATCAGCTGGAGAACAGATTCCAACAATAGAAGCACCAACATTTAGCCAAGCATACG